TACAAGGCAACTTCGGTGGCCAGCAACAGCAAGAAGAAGTCGTAATCAATATGAACGACCTCTCAACAATCCTGCAACTTATTGACGTAGTGTCAACAAGAGGCGGGTTTCAAGGTAATGAACTAGCCGGTGTAGGAATGTTAAGGAATAAGCTTGAAGCTTATCTAAGACAAAACATGCCACAACAAGAAGCTCCAACAGGTGCGGACGGTGAAGTGGATGTAGCTGTACCAGCAACTGGTGAATTAGCTGAAAAGTTGGTTGACTAAAACCAACACTCTTTCTCGAGAACAGGGGATACAGCGAATGCTTATCCCCGCCCTCAATTTTTTATATTATGATATCGGTGACCTATGCAACACAAAACTAATGAAGTACTCTGGGTAGAAAAGTATCGTCCTCAAACTATCGACGACACAATCTTACCAGACAAAATGAAAAACACATTTCGTAAATTTGTAAACGACGAAAATGTACCAAACTTATTACTAACCGGTGGACCAGGAGTAGGTAAAACTACGATCGCTAAAGCCATGCTCGATGAAATGGGCTGTGACTATATCGTTAAAAATGGTTCCCTAAACGTGAATATCGACACTCTTCGATATGACATCTCAACTTATGCAAGTGCTGTTTCCCTTAGTGGAGGCAGAAAATATGTAATCTTTGACGAAGCAGATTATCTCAGTGCAGCTAATGTACAACCTGCTCTTCGTAATTTCATTGAAGAATATTCAGCGAACTGTGGATTTATATTTACTTGTAATTTTAAGAACAGAATTATTGCTCCACTCCGTTCAAGGTTATCTGAAGTAGATTTCTCTATTGAACAGACAGAGCGTCCAGCTCTTGCTATGCAATTCTTTAAACGAGTTATTAATATTCTTGAGAATGAGAATGTTAACTACGATAAAGCAGTTGTAGCAAAAGTTATTGAAAAACACTTCCCAGACTTTCGTAGAGTATTAACTGAACTACAATCTTATGCAGCTTCAGGTAAAATTGACGAAGGTATATTTGTAAATCTAAAACAAGAAAGCATTGATGAGTTATTTAACTTACTCAAAGCGAAAGACTTTACTAATATGCGTAAATGGGTAGCAAGAAACTCAGACCAAGACATGAATGAAATGTTTCGTAGAATATACGATGCATCATCTGAACGAGTAGAGTTTAAAACATTACCAGGATTTGTAGTCACCATAGCCGACTATATGTATAAGAGTAACTTTGTAGCTGACCAAGAGATTAACATGGTTGCTTTTCTAACAGAAGTTATGATTGAATCTGAGTATCTCTAATGAAAATTGATTTTCGCAAATCATATGATTGCTTTAACTGTAGTGAGCGTATTGAAGGAGGTGAAGAATACACTCTAAAGTACCAAGCATCAGATGGCGAAGCGGAAGTCAAAATGTGCGCAACTTGCGCTAAAGACTTTAATGAGATACTCATAGGAATAGAGGAAATACAAAATGGCAAAGGGTGATTATAATCCATTTGATTTTATGAATGCTGTATCTTTTACTAAAGCAGACATAATCAAAGACAACGACAATCCAGAATTAATTGAAAAACAATACAATGCGTATATTGTTAACCGTGGGTTTACGAACTTCGAAGATACTATACTTCATGCAAATGAAATGAATCAACGACATGAGTTATTCCCAGCAGCACAGTTTGACTACTATCGTGCTGTATTGCGAAAGCGTAAGAGATTCTCTAAATGGCCGAAGGCTGATAAAGATATTAATCTCGATGCAATCCAAGAAGTATACCAATGTAATCGTACTGTAGCAAAACAATATCTTAAAGTTCTCAATGAAGAACAACTTAAAGATGTCCATGCACGCCTCGTGACAGGTGGTTAAGTTTTGAAAAAGATAAATAATCCTATAGTGGTTATATACCATCAGTCACATAATAATTAAAGGTGAATATGTATCATGGAACAAGAAGATATTTTTAGAGGTGTAGGCGTTGAAGTAACGCTTCCTACGCCTGATAGTTTCTTAAAAATTAAAGAAACACTCACAAGGATTGGTATTTCAAGTCGTAAAGATAAGAAACTATTTCAGTCCTGTCACATACTGCACAAAAAGGGTAGATACTCAATTCTGCATTTTAAAGAATTGTTTATCCTTGATGGTAAGCATAATACTTTTACAGAAGAAGACCACGCTCGTAGAAACACGATCGTTAATCTTTTAGAAGAGTGGGAACTCGTAAAAATTGTAGATGCCGAAAAGACGAAAGACCCTGTCGCATCGCTAAACCAAATCAAAATTATTTCTTATAAAGAAAAAGATGATTGGGAATTGACAGTCAAGTACAATATAGGAACATCAAAAAGTAGTTGACAAAAACATAAATTTATGTTATAATATGGTTATTGATTATGAATGTTTATAAAACAAAAGAATGTGCAATCTTTCCAAATTACGCTACCACAGGCAGTGCTTGTTTTGACTTGTCTGCAGCCTTTGTGACTGGTGAAAAAATAAAAGCGTATAATACAGTTAATAGAAAAGTAGAAGTATTAACTAAAGAGATTGAAGGTCAACCTGCCTTTCTTCTACATCCAGGGCAAAGAGCTCTGATTCCAACAGGTTTAATTTTCGACATACCTGAACATCACGTTATGAAAATGTATATTCGTAGTAGTGTAGCCTCTAAAAGAGGTTTAGCATTAAGTAATGGTGTAGGTATTATAGATTCTGATTATGTTGATGAAACGCATATTTTGGCGCTCAATATATCAGATAGTTTAATTCGTATTGTACACGGTGAAAGATTAGCACAATGTGTTATAGAGCCTGTACAAACTTATGATTTGGTAGAAATTTCTGAACCACCGCTACAGAAAACTGATAGGAAAGGTGGTATAGGAAGTACTGGAACTTAAAGAACTTTTCTCCAAACGTTTTGGATTCTGTTCTGCTTCATTAGTAAATGAAAGCTATTAAGTTGTTTTTTAATGTATTGCATGGTATTACCTTTTGTTAATATATAGTATATACATTATATTTATATCAATTGTTACACTTGTGTGACAAAAAGGTGAACTAATTATGACTAAAGATGATACGTTAATTATTAAAATTAACAAAGAACAGAAAAAAGAATTCATACAACTATGTAAAGATGATGATACGTCAGCATCTCGTGAAATAAGAAACTTTATTAAGATTTTTATCAAGCAAAATACACAGTCTGTATAAATAAAATTGTGAATACGAATTATCGGTTCACATTAAGCGGTGTGCTAACAGCCACCAATTTAGTATAACAATAATCTTGCTTAAAAGGAGATAACAATGACTGGATTTAATATACACAACCTCGCCCCGTTCACAGTGGGCTTTGACCGAATCTTTGATAGATTGGTCGAAATTGAAAACCACCCTGCTAGACAAACGCAATCAGGTTTTCCACCTTACAATATTCGCGCTTCTAAAGACGAGCTAAAGTTCTCTATTGAACTTGCCTTAGCAGGTCTTTCAGATAAAGATGTAGATATTGAAGTTAAAGAAAATCAATTAACTATTAAGTCTGTATATGATACAGATAATAATGGTGATGATGATTTTGTTCACAAAGGAATTTCTAAAAGGAAATTCACTCGAAGCTTTACTCTTGCAGATGACATTGAAGTCGTCGGAGCTAGCTTCAAAGATGGTTTATTGACTATTGGATTGGAAAGAATTATTCCAGACCACAAGAAGCCACAGAAAATTAAAATCGATAACAAAAAGGAATTCTTAGTAGAATAACTTTGACGAGAGGGTGTAATGCCCTCTCACTAACTAAATAGGAATATATTATGGAAACTAAAAGAATACCCGACGTAACATTTAAAACTCGCTCTCGAAATATAGATACTGGTGATTTTGAATGGCAACATCCAACGACTGCTGATTATTTTGGTGGTAAAAGGGTAGTTGTATTCAGCTTACCTGGTGCGTTTACTCCAACATGTTCTAACTTCCAAGTACCTGGCTATGAAGCAAGGTTTGAGGATTTTAAAGCAGAAGGAATTGATAATATTTATTGTATATCATGTAATGATTCTTTCGTTATGAATGCTTGGTTACAAGACCAACGCGTTAAAAATGTTGAATTTATACCAGATGGTTCATGCGAATTTACTGCTGGAATGGATATGATTGTAAAGAAAGATAACCTAGGTTTTGGTGCAAGGTCTTGGAGATATGCTATGATTGTAAATGATGGCGTGGTCGAAAAGATGTTTGTCGAACCTGGTAAATCTGATGATTGTGAAACTGACCCTTATGGAGAAACATCACCTGAAACAGTATTAGATTTTCTTAGGGGAGCCTAATCAAAAACAATCCACGTAGGTGACATCCTGCCCGGCCGTTTTTGGAGGACCTGTAACTGGGTCCTTTTTTTATGTAACTAATCCAGGCATGTCGATGTAGCTTCCGCCTCCACCGCCGCCTCCGCCACCGGAGATACGAGTATTTGCTACTCTTGCTCCACCAGTTGATGATTGAACTGATATAGGATTAGTACTATTGTTTACGTTATTAACAACAATTGGACTGCCACTATTTGCTGATGACATTGCAGATGCAATTTTTTCAGACATATTAGCAATACTTGAACCTGTTCTTAATCCTTCAAGTATTTGTCCTTCTAAACTTGCTCTTGGAATAACTGCTTCTTCGCCGTGAAGCATTGCGAATGTTCCTTGGCCAAAGTCTTTAAATCCTTTTGTACCACGATTAAACGAAGGTATACCTTCATTATCTAAAATAGCTGAAATGATTGGGTCGTTTTTAGCTTGGTTTACTATTTGGCTTGTTATGGTTTCTAATTGTTTATTATCGCGAGCTTGAAATTCTTTGATAATTTCAAATACATGATTATAATTAGCAGAATTTGGATCGTTATTCTGGTTAATCATAGATTGAGCATACATCTCTGCAGCTTTTGCGCTATATATTCTTCCACCTGACATTGACTGCATTCGTGCTGACTCAGCATACAGTGCACTTATAACTTCTTGTGAATATGTTCCATCTTCATTAACATAACTGCCACGCCTTGCTTTAATTTCATTAAATCTTGCAAGGTCAGCTTCATATGCTTTTAGTGATTTTTCTTTTGCAATGCGTTCAGCTTCGTAAATAGCTTCTTTAATATTTGCAATATTTGAATCCAACTGAGCTAATTGGTCATCAGTTAGTTGTAAAGTATCTC